CAATCGCTTTTTTAGTCATTAAAATTATATACTTTTAAACTTTAAATATTTTTTTTTCAATTTTTTTAATTACTTTAAAGCAATTTATCTTGATAAATCATTTTATTATCTATATTCATTATATTTATAGTATTATCATATGTATCAATATATATATATCCATTTTCAGAAAAAACCTTTTCCGATACATTTTTTAATATAGGATAAATACTCGAAGAAGCACCTGACACAATCTGTTTGAAGGAATAATCTTTTGTTTCTATATCAATTATTTGTAAATTATGATCATGACCAGATATATAACATTTAACATCATATTGTTTAAATATAGGGAATAAAATTTCAAATAGTGTCTTATTTAAACCATACATACCAAATGATACAATTGGGTAATGACCTACAACAATTTTATAATTATTTGATTTTTCAAGTTCTTCAGACAACCAATTTAAAATTACTAATGATTCATTCAACGGTTCTTTATTAATTTTACTTTTAACAATATTATAATTTAAATTAGAATAATTTGGAACTAATATACTAGTGTCTAAAAAAAATATATCATATTTTTCAATTGTTTTTTTATAATAATGACCTTCCATATACCAGTTATTTAATTTATAGTTTATTTGAGATTTAACATTTCCTAAATAATCATGATTACCTAAAATACAGTATGTCTTCAATTTATTATTTAAGTTAATATAATGATTCCAATTTTTATCATCATCGCTATTAATTCCATATGGATAGAAATTATCACCAAGAATTAAAAGGGTATCATCAGTATCCTGTGTTTCTTTTATATTTTTAAATATTTTTTTTGTTATATTATTATAAGCTCCAATATCTCCTACTAAGAAGATTTTCATAATATTATAATATAGTTTTTTGTATTTCTTTATAGAACCCATATTTTTTACTAATTTCTAAAAAATCCTTATATATCCCGTTATTTGTTAATGAATTAGTTTTATCCAGTAAATTATCCATAAATATTATTGTTTGTATCATATATAGTATTACTATTGGAAATTTCAAATTATTATATGAGGCGTTTTCTAATATTTTTATAATTTTATTTCTATATGAAATATCATCATTAATAATTTTTTTACTAATACTAATAAAATTATTAATATTACCACTTGAATTCAAATTGATAAATGATAGAAATTTAATAATATTAATAGGTTCAGGGTATAATAAATTTGTAGATAATAATATTTTTAATTTATTATAATGGTTATTATCAATTAATTCTCCCATTAGTCCGGTATCTAGAATATATAATATAATATTATCATTATTATCAATATTTACAAGAAAATTGCCAAAATGCCAATCACAATGAAATAAATTATTTGATAACATTAAATAATAACTTAAGTATAATAATCTTAAAATTTCTATTCTATAAACATCATATTTATCTTTGTGTGAATTTAAAAAATAATTAATCGTATAACCATCTATAAACTCGGAATAATGATAATTATATGAGCTTGATATTATATTAATAATTTTAACATTTTTAACATTCGAAAAAATTTTAGATAATCTCAAACTATAATCTCTTTCTAAATTTAAGTCAACCTGGTTCATATTTATTTGGATATATTCATTAAAATAAAAAGGGAATGGAATATTGTTATCATCTATAATTAGTCTTAATAATTCTATTGATTCTTTTAATTTATTTTTTATATCCAAGTGTAATGTTTTTTTTATAATATTATCATTTTTATATATTTTCCCAATAGATCCAGACATTGTGTCATTAGTTACAATATTATTTAAATTATTAAAGTTTTGAAATATTTTTATGAATAATGGTCCACCTACATACTTAATTATGGTTATCAAAAAATTTAAATTAAAAATTAAATATAATTTATAACATATTTTAATGATAACTATTTTAACAAATTTAATCATTAAAATAGTTACTAAAAAATTATATAAAATATAATCGCTTTATTTTAATTTAAATTAATTATTTTTCTAAAAATAGATATATGAATAAAAATTATTTAATTTTATTAATAATAATTTTTGCAATAATTATTTATAACTACTGTTCAAGTAAAATTGTATCTAAAAAAAATAAGAAAATCAGAGAAAATATGACTGTATTGAGTGGTGATATATATTTGACAGGTGATAGAATTTTTGATGAAAAATTAACAGTAAATAAAATAAAGCAATTGCCAAATATTGAAGAAAGTGTTATTAACAATATTAAAGATAAGAGCCAAGAAGATGAAATAGATGAAGACATTGTTGTCAAAAATATTAAACCATCTTGGGAAGGAAAACTAGTAAGTCTTCCAAAAATTGCAAAACTGTTAGAAAGAAAACTAAAAGAATGCGGTGTTACTAATTTAGAAATTGAACCAAATGATGTAGCAGGTATTAGAAATAGAAAGAGATTTTTACAACTCTTACCAATTTTTAGAAAAGACATCAGAAACAAAATTAATTATGATCAAGTTAAATGTTTTATTGCTAAATATCAACCTGAAAATTATATGGTATTTTCAAAGATAGAAAAAAATATTCCAAAATATATGCCTTATAAAAATATACTTCTTGTCAATCAATACTTGTATCAGTTTACACCATACGGTGTTTTAAAATATCAAGTTCCAGTTGAATCGTATGTAGATGAAAAGGCTAGTGTTATTACAGCTTCATTAGAAGCTACATTAATTGATGATATTCATCGATACAATGATGCAAGTTTCACAATAATTCCATTAAAAGGAAAGTTATATCAAATTAAAAATAATAAATTTTTTGATATCAAAACAGGAGAAATGGTTGATATCTTATCTATGATGAAAGAAATGAAAGAACGTTTATTAGAACAAGATAACCTTGATATTAAAAATAAAATTAATAAAGAAAACGATATTTTATTAAGTACAGATGAAGCGGATAGTCCTTATTATGAAGAATATGTCGAATACAAAGAAAAATATCTTAAACTTAAACAAAAGGTATCTGGTCAAGAAGGAGAACAGTCTGAAGAAACCGATACAAAACTAGTAAAAAATTTATATGAAAATCAAGAACAAGAAACTGAAATTGATGAAATAAAAAAAAATGTAGTAAAACTACCAGATAAATTCTTCAAAGAGATATTATATGTTATAAATCATGATGACTTGATGTATACAATTAAACCAAAAATAGTCACACCAAATTTCGGACCAATGAAAAAAGTAAATGAAATGATTAAAAATAATGATATTGTATTAAGAGGTATTTTACCACACTTTTATCAAGGAGATGATAGTAAATTTCATATTGAATATCTCTTTCTATGTAACTCTAACTTCTATTTTATATTTAAAGATGGTAATGTATCTGAATTAATGGACTTTAATAAAAAATATGGTTTTAACTTTAGTAAAACTCTTAAATATGAACTTTCATGTCAAGAACACAGAGTTATCCTAGATCAACTAGTATCAAGTAATAAAATATCATCAGGTAGAAAGAATATGATATTAAATAAATTAAAATGTTTTGAAGACGAAAAAGAAGACTAACTACTACTATGAAATTAAAGAAAATATTAACCAAGAATTAACAAATGAATTTGATATAAAGCCTACTAAATTGTTTTCTAGAAATATTTTAGTAGATAGTACCAATCAAAGTGAGTTGAATATTCTTTGTCAAAAAAAATAACAACTATAGAAAATAAATTAAGTGGTTTCAATTCAAAAAGTTGTATTTTAGATGAATTAAATAAAGTGTTATTAGAAAATATAAATTGTATGGATATATCAATCGTAAAAAAGCAGAAACATATTTAGCAAAAAATATTAAGAATAAATTTGGTAAATATGTTATTTTAATTGAAGCCGATTATAGTGATAAATTAAATGAATATTTAACGATTTATAATTTAGATGAATTTATAACATCGTGTTTAAATTGTAAAACTGAAGAAAGATGTGAAAATATGTATTTACGAGATAAAAAGGCATTGAGCAAAAAATTCATTAATTCTTAATTTTTTTATTATAATTATTAAAATAAAACAAATATAAAAAAAATATAAATTAATATATATATATCTTTTTATGACAAATTATGACAAATATTTAAAATATAAAAATAAGTATTTAAAACTTAAATCCAGTCAAATAGGTGGAAGTCAACCTCGTATGGTACAAGATCATACTGATAAGGCGCAAATTTATATTGATAGACTAGAACAAATATTTAAATCGAATCAAGTAAGTCCATGTCATGGTATTGAACACGCTAAACAAGTTATGACACATGCCAAGAAAGCATTAGTCGCGGGTAATTATAGAATTACCAAAGAACAAAAAGAAGCTGTTTTATTAGCTGCACTGCTACATGATGCAGATGATAGTAAATTTTTTGGAACACATACTAATAATGAAAATTTAAGAAGCGTACTTCGTGGCAAATCAAAAGACTTTGTCAACCAAGTTATTAAAATGGTAGAATGGGTTTCATCATCAAAAAATGGAGATACTATACCAGAAGAAGCTATCGGAAAAGATTGGTTGCTTGTACCCAGATATGCCGATAGAATAGAAGCTATAGGTATGATTGGCGTTGAAAGATGTTTTACCTACACGCTAAATAAAGGACATCCTTTGTTTACTAAAAAAACACCAAAACCAAAAACTGAAGAAGAATTATGGCAAATTGCAACTGAAGCAAGATATCGAACATACTCTGGTAATTCTACATCTATGATTGATCATTTCTATGATAAATTATTAAGACTATCTGTTTACCCAATAAGTAATTCCTATTTTGAGGAACAATGTAGAAAAAGAGTAGCTCCTCTTATTGAGTTTGTTTTAAAATTTGGACGAGATGAATTATTAACTGAAGAACAAATACGTCAATTCATTTCCGCAAATAGGGAATTAGATCATTAAAAATACAAAATAAATACTTAGAATTAAAAAATAATTTACTAGGTGGTAATTTACAAGAATTATCTTTTGATTGGGGTTATAATTATTGGTAATTCATTAAATAAATTAACTAATTTACAAGAATTATATTTAAAAATAAAACTACCTAATTTGAAAATCATAAAGCGAAAAGTTTTATAACAGTTAACTTTTAGTAGTAAATTTAATCAACCTACTAATAATTTATTAGTTAAAATGTCTTAAAAAATAAATATTTACTTAATATTTATATTTCAACAAAATTAGATTGAATAGGCGATTTAATAATAACATCGGATATATCAAGTTTGTTATTTCTATCATATGAATCTTTATTATCACACCAGTCTCAGAACATTCACAACATATTAAAAACATTCACCCATATTAAAAACATGCACAACATAATATGATTATTATAATAATTACAAATATAATTATCATTTATATATATATAATTATTATGAATTAGCAGTTCAAAAATGGTGTAGTTCAAATTATATGATTCGCGGGTTATATGGCCACAACTAAATAGTACATCATATCCAGAATATTGTAAAAAAGTTTCATATAACAATTCTACAGGGGAATTACTTACAGATATGAATGCCTATTGACATGGATGCGATGATACATCGTGTTTAAATTGTAAAACTGAAGAAAGATGTGAAATATGTATTTGCCAGATAAAAAGACATTAAGCAAAAAATACATTCAATTCTAACGTATCAAACGAAAAGTAAAAGAATGGTTTGTATAAATAGTGATGAAAATGCCGTAAATAATATGATAAAACACGCCCGGAAAAATTTAGGAGATATTATAAATTTCCTGATAAGATAAAAGATGACAACCCTATTATTAGTATAAATAATAGTGTCAAATGTCATTAAGTCCTTATGATGGGTGCAATTATATTTTTTACTGTTAAGTGTCCTATTTTTCAGTGAAAAAAAATATAATAGATATAAAAAATTATTTTTTAAAAGAAAAAAGATATGTTCTAGAAATATCTGTATAATCAATATAATCTAATTGTGCATTTTTTTTACAATCAATTAATGTAAATCCAATTTCTTCACAAATTTTAATTAAAAATTTGTTAGAAAAAAAATGTGAAGAATAAGTGTATATAAAATTTTTAAAATATTTCCATATTTGATCATATTTCCAATTAGAATAATGATCAATCGTGTATCTTAATGATAATAGAATATGTTGTAAATTAATATCAATGTCATTAGATTTATTATTATGTTCACGAATAAATAAAATTCCTCCTTTTTGTAATATTTTATATGATTGTTTTAAACTATTATAAATATTTTCAAAACTACCAAAATGATGTAAAGAATGATTATACATAATTAATCCTATTTTTTTATCATTAAATTTTTTTTTATATACTTTATCTAAATCATTACCTTTATAATATATATGTTTAATGTAATCACATGTATTTTTACCTGCAGAACCCCAATCGATATCTGATTTAATATCTATTCCAACAGAAACCATATTATTATAGTCACCAAATGCTTTAGTTATTGTACAATCACCAGCGCCAATATCAAATAACAGTGTATTTTTAATTTTATCTAAATTTTTTTTTTTAATAATTTTACTCATAGTTTCAACTTTAAATTTAATATATTCCTCATTACTAGTCGGAAACCCAATAATATCTTTTTTTGGAATTTTTGTATACCAATCATAAATATTTTTTAGAATAGTATTATCATTTTCATAATTATTTATCAATTTAATAATTTTGTTTATAATAATTTTAGATTGTTTTATATTAATATCTGTAAATGAATATCTAATTAGTGTATATAAATAATTTTTTAATTTTGTGTTGTCTTTGAACAATTTTAATAATGACACTGAAATATAATTATTATATATTATTGTATGTTTTAAACTATTATCCATATTTTATATATATATATATAAATTAATTATTTATAATATATATATATAAATTAATTATTTATAATATATATATATAAATTAATTATTTATAATATTTTTAATATTATTAATAATATTATTATTAGTACCAACCCCATTCAGGAAATTATTAATAATATCATTATTAATAATATCATTATTAATACATATCATTTTATTGATTTTATAATTTTTTTCTAAATCAGAAAAATGATATACAGTCAAATTATTTCGATAGACAAAACATCTAAAACCATTATCCAAAATAATTATTGGCGAGCGATTATCGTCCTGTTTAATAATTTCAATAATCTTAATAATAGTTTTCTTTTTAATGGTGCCATAACCTATCTTAAAAAATAGTTTAGGTAAAGCATAACACCAAATATTAGTATCTTGTATATACTTGATTGGAACCTTAAACCCGTATTTTCCAAAATAAACATCATTAAACCATGGTTCAATAATATGTTTTTGTACAGTGTCATTCCAACTATTAGATTGTGTTCCAATTTCCTTAAATTTATTTTTCCAACTTTCACCAAAAACTTGAGTAAATAATGGAAATATTTCATTTCTCATTTTACCCCTTCTTGACCATTTTGGTGTAGTGTCAAGAAAATAAGGAATATCATACTGATGAGCTATCTTAAAGATTTCAGATTTGCGATTATCTAGTAATGGTCGGAAAATGTTTATTCCTTTAATATTACTATTTTTTTTCATTACCTCAATATTTAATATGTCATGTCCTTTCATTGAATTAGTAAATATATTTTCAATAATGTCATCGCAATGATGACCTACCATTACCCCATTACAATTGTATTTATTAATTATATTTTGATAGGATTGATATCTAATATTTTTGGATTCATTTTCAAATTCACTTCTTTTTCCTAATTTATTATTATCAGAAATTATTCCTCGTTTATTATCTTTAGAAAAAGCTCCATTTAAATGTTCAAATATAGAAACTATTTGATATTGTTGACAATAATCTCTAATAAAATTTACCTCATTCTTACTTTCCTTTCTTAAATCGTAATTAATAGTACAAGTAAATATAGGAAACCCCTTACCAACTAATTCTCTTTCTTGTTTTAGACGTAATAGAATAGCTAGAATTACCATAGAATCTACGCCACCAGAAAGTGATACAATTACCCCATTTTCATACAAATCATTATCCGACATAAATTTCGAAATTATTTGAACTAAATTATTATCTAATGGTATATCATTTATTTTTTCTTTACCGAGTTTATAATTTTTTGGACTTTCTAACAGTTCTTGATATATATATTTTTTAGTAAATTTAAAAAAGATATATAGTATAATTATAGATACTGAAATTATTATAAAATTATTCATAGTAGAATACATAATATATATGAATATTAAAATAGATACTATAATTATCAATATTTCTGATCTAAATGAACAGTATGATTTCACACAGTCTTTAGCCGACATTTGGGTTGTTCATACTTATATATTAACATTCTCATCAACACTAAAGACATATTTATTCAAAGCCGTTTGATAATCTAGGTTTTTATTTGATACAACTAAAATATAGGTATGTTGAATAGTTACATTTTTATATAAATGAAAATTATGATCTAAATATGTAAATTTATCTTTTGGAAGCATTAATTTTGCTTTAAAATACTTACTTTTTAAAATTGTATTTATTGATTCAAAATCATCATATTCTATTTTTTGTAGGATATTTTTATCTGGGTAAGAATATTTCATGATTTTTTTTCCCAGTTTATCCCATATTGGAATGGTTATGATAAAAGTTAATTGTTTATTATTATCATCAGCATCATCAAGTTCTAATAATATTTTATTTATACCTTTATCCATGACTTCTTTTTGATATGGCGGATTAAACCCAAAAGTTCCAGATATTGATTTTAAATTAAAAAAACTACCTGTAGACCCAAAATATTTTTCTACGTCATAATAAATAGAACAATAATTTTTTGATGTAGCATTAATTGATGATGCAAAACACTCAAAATCTAAATCAAATTCTTTATTCATTTTATCTAATATATTTGGCAGTACTCCTAATTGATTATTATTTGAACCTAATAATTGATATCTATAAATTATTATCCATAAGTATTCATTAAATTTTTCTTCAGTTCCAGTATATCTATCTTTTAATTTATTATAAGTATAATATGGTATTAAAATATTGTTAATAATATTTTCTTGTCTCTTATCTCGTAATTTAAAAGGAAAAGTAATTAAAAATTTATAAAATATAATTTCTTTTCCATCTCTCATTTGAGATATTTTTTTTACTGTTATTACATAATTTTTATTTTTTAATTTATAATAATCACTCTTTTTATAATTTGATATACTCTTTAATGAATAAGAATAGTCGTTTAATAAGTTATTTAGAATGGTATCTATTTTTGTTTCATAATTTTCAATATTATTATCATATTTTATAAAATCTAATAAAGTGTTTTTTAAGGGATTTATATTTTTAAAATTATTAGGAAAAAATGGATCTTCTGTAAAATCATATGTTGAATATAAAGTAAAAAACCAAGATGATAAAAGGTTAGTAATTGTTCTAGGATAAGATTTTTTAACAGAAAATATTTTTGTTCCTAAATTATTTGTACAACTATAAATAAAAGATTTTAAAATATTTGTATATATTTTTCCTCTGTATAATTCTAATATTGGATTCAGTTCTTCTGTTTTAATTGGTAAATAGGAATAAATAATATTTTCTTTTTCTATTACTTCCATAATTATTATTAATTTAATAATATCTTTTTAAGAGAATTAATAGTCCTAGTATTTTTTATACTATCTATAAAATTAGTAAATGTTTTTTGATAATTATATTATCAGGATATAACCTTAGATTTTAAAGATTATTTAAAAAATAAGGACTTCTTAATTTTCAAAAAGTGTGAAAACATCAATATAATAGTTAACTCTAAACTATTCAAGTACTATATCTATATGTGGAATAAATATTAAATTAATACCTTTCGAATCTTATTTATTAAAATGCATTGAATGTTACAAATCACATCTTGATATATATATAAATAATATTATGGATAAAATTAAAATAACTAATCAATTAAGTAGTATTAAAATAATTTATGAAGATTAATTTTTTCGCCCTGCTTTAACATGAATCGTATATATATCATCTTCATTTTTCTTTTGGAAGAATTTTAGATAAACATTTCCATATACTTGATTATATTCTTCAATAATACATCTTTGAAAATGTCTATTTGATAGAAATCGTTTCTTAGAAAATTTATATTCCTTATCTTCTAGATTAATAACAATATTATCATCGGAAACATCAACTTTTATGTGATGTCCATTCCAATTATGGATATATTGGACAGATTGAGAAATAATTGAATCATCATCTTTGGTTGGACGACAATCTTTAGCTAATGTTTCTTGAGCTTTTTCAAAAGCTTTTGAATAGAATGGGTCTCTTTCTTTTTTATCGCTTGATTTATTAAAACTTCCAGACTTTTTACTAGATTGATTATCATTTTTACGTAGAGAATTTTTATTAGTTTCTCTAAATTGTTTATTTTCTTTCTTTTGTTCCACAACAACAACTTCTTCTTGACTTGAAGATTCAATGTTAACAGGAACAATAGTTCGTCTTTCATCTTTACATTTAATAAATATTTGTTTTCCATCTACTTCCTGAGGGTTTTTTTTCATTAGGGTTTCTAAATATGACATTATAATTAAATTATTTAATCTAATTATAATATTAATCAATTTTTTATAATAATCATAAAATATATGAAATAACAACTTCTAGATCTAAATGGGGTTATTATCCTTTCATAACAGACCTACAATATTACAGTTTAAATAAAAGTTTTTAATATTAATTCAAGTGTGTCTACTATCATTTAAATAAAAGTTTTTAATATTAATTATTTTAACGTCCCTTTAATGTTATGCTATCTTTGTCAATTCCTTTGGATAACATAAACTCAATAAAATCATTTACTTTGTCTCCTTGAAAATGTAATTT